GACAGGATAATAATAGAGCCGCCCATGATATAGAGTGGGCTGGAATGCGCTCATTTTTAGATACTGATATTACGTTAGAGCCTACAGCTGCTTATTTAGCTATTAAGATTAGAGCTACTAGTCAATTAAGCGGTACTAGTCAACGTAAAATAGCTGTAATAGTTCGTAGGAAACTTAGAACATGGCATCCAGTCAATGGCTGGTCAGTACCTATTGAATCAAGAAGTATTGCATGGGCTTTAGCTGATGTATTACAAAATCAGAATTATTCATTAGGTTTAACCGATGCCAGAATCGACTTACAAACTCTATATGAATTAGATCAATTGTTTACGAGTAGAGGTGATACTTATAATGCTATTATAGATAAGAAGGTTACAATCTGGCAAGCTTTAGCAGCTATTGCTAGATGTGGCAGAGCTGTACCAATAATGCGTGGAGGTGTATTCACATTTGTAAGAGACTCTGAAGTACAATTACCGTCTGCTATGTTTAATATGAGAAATATCCAGCGAAATTCATTCGCTGTAAGTTATGCAATGGTAACCGAAGATACACCTGATGGAATAGAGTTAGAGTATTTTGATGAGCAAAGTTGGAGTTTGTTATCAGTAATAATCCCTATTCCAGGTATTACTACACCTACTATTATAGCTAAGTTTACTTTAATAGGTGTTACTAATCGTAATCAAGCATTGCGTGAAGCAGCTTACATAGCAGCTGATATTGCATATAGACGCACTAATGTGAGATTTGTTACAGAAATGGAGGGATTTCTTCCGGCATATGGATCCCTTATAGCTGTAAGCCATGATATAGCTCAATGGGGTAAAAGTGCGGATGTTGAATCAGTGAACTTACCTGAAATAACAATATCAGAGCAAGTTCAGTTTACTGGATCACAATTTTATGCCTTATTATCTGATAATAAAGGCGAAGTATTCGGCCCATATAGAGTAGCCGCCGGATCAGATTCTAAAACTATACTATTTGTAGATACACCCTCTCTAACATTTTACACTGGTACTGAGAAGGAACGTACAAAAATATCTATAGGTCAAGGTACATCATTTCTTAAATATTGTAAGGTTAAAGCTATAAGACCAAAACCAAATGATTTTATAGAAATCCAATGTATTGTGGAAGATGATAGAGTTCATACGGGTGACAATGCTTATTTACCTCAATTCCCAACATCTAGACCTATGTATGTAATGGCTAACGATACGCCTACCTATGATTTAGCTACGATAGAACAGAAATCAGGGTTAGGTGGGTGGGTTAGTGGATCTGATGGTACTGTAGGTACAAATCATGATGCAGGATTTTTCTACCAATAACTATGACTATAAGTAATGTAACTACACCTCAAATAGGTACTCGTAGTAAATTCAATGAGATTATATCTGCATTGAATAAGATGGGTATGTCTCGTGTAAACTTTAACGGTAATACAGCTGTCATAAGGGATTCCTCATCTGACATATCTAGTATAACTAAGTTAGGCGGCGGTGATTATGAAATTAATTTTCTTACACCAAAATCTAACACTAATTATACTATTATCGGCAGTTGCAGTGTATGTGCAGGTAATGACACTGGATTTGTAATGCTCATAAGTCAGTCTACAAATAAGTTCAGAATTCATTGTCGTAATGATGATGGCGGTATAGGTGACAGTAATACTGTCTGTATAATAGTTAACACTTCGGAATAATCATGCCAATACCTCTGATGAATGTTGGGGATCCAATTACTGAAGACCTAATGAATTCAATTATAGATGCAATAAATGGGGTAAGTATTTCTTGGGTTAATTTTCAGGGTACTCCAACTGTAATTGTACGAGAGTTTGCAGGTAACATAGCTGGAGTATCTCATACAGGTGGCGGTGTTTATAGAATTACATTCGACACCCCGCGTGCAGATGCAAATTACGCTGTAGTAGGTAACTGTACAGCCAATGCAGGTAATGATACCGGATTTGTAATGCTTGTGACTTTGACTACAACTTATGTTGATATTCAGTGTCGCAATGACGATGGTGGTGCTAACGTGGTATCCACCGCAACTGTGATAATAGTCGGAAACTAGGAGTTCACCATGGCCTCAATGTCTAATTACCTCAGAAATAAACTCATTGACTGGTTCTTGCGTCAAGAAGCTTTTTCACCTCCAGCTACAGTTTATGTAGCACTATGTACATCTGCTCCAACAGCTGCGGCCGCTGGTACAGAAGTATCTACTAGTGGTACTGGTTATGCTAGAGAAGCTGTAACAAGTTCTTTGACCAATTGGGCTGGAACTCAGGCAGCATTAAGTACAGCTGTAAGTAGTGGCACAAGTGGTGAAACAAGTAATAACTCTGCTATAGACTTCGGCACTGCTACCACAGGTTGGGGTACAGTATCTCATTGGGAGATTTATGATGCTGCCACCAGTGGTAATAGATTAATCTTTGGGACAATTGTAGATGGTGTTGGATCACCATCACCACGTACAATTGTAGCCGCAGATCCAGTATCATTCCCAGCATCAGCATTAGTGTGGAACATCTCATGATAAATCCATGGTATATTGTAGGTTTACTAGTCGGGGTAATTACCTTGACTAGTACAGCCTATAATTATGGCTATAACAATGGTGTTAATAAGGTAGAAGCCGCTCAAACTAGAGATAATGACCTTATTGCTAAAGTTGAAGAACGTGCTATGTTAGGAGCCGCAAATGAAATTGCTAAAATTCAACTTAAGCAAACAACCATATATAACAAAGTTCAAAAAGAGGTCCAGACAAATACTGTTTATCGTGAGTGTAAGCACACTGCTGACGGGTTGCGAAGTATTAACGAAGCGCTCACAAACTCCAAAACAGAATCCATTGATACTAGCAAGTTGCCCTATGTTAACAATCCTTGAAGATGATTCTTTTGGTGCAACAACGCTAAAATTAATAGAAGTAACTAAACAATATTATACTTGTAGAGAAGCCTCAATCGCAAAATAATAGAATGGGTAGTGTCAGCAGCGCCTGTGACCCGCAGGCTTGAGAACAGAACTAAAAATTCTGTTCTCTTTTTTATTTTCAAACGTTAAAATACCACGCAGTTTAGTACGTCCGGGAGATTTTAGCGTATATCCGGGAGTCCCGGATACCTAGGACGTATTAATCTAAAGGTAACGGCTCCCGGATAAATTAATTCATATGACAGCAACCCCTTATCAGAAACGTGTTTATCAGCAAGGTATTGACTGGGTCAATGGTAAACCAGTTCATAATACTGTTGATGACGAATGTTGTCCTGACTTCTCATGCTGTTTTCCAGCATTATTTGAAACTGATAAGAAGATTCGCATAGCTATGCATAATAAGTTTGCCACATTTTGTGGATTACCTCTAGTACCTGAAATCAAACCTGCTGTAAAAGGAATTAATCATGTCTGACAAAATTATTCTTGCAGATAGCGGTACTGTAATCCAAATAATGCCAGTATCATCTTTTATAAAGAACAACAGTGCTATATCTTATGTAAGTATTTTAGCTAAACATACTATTGAAGATAATGCTTATATACCAGCACAAAGTATAGATATAATGTTTAAGTCTACTGTACATAGTCAGGGATCATTAGATGATCTTATATCAGCATTAATAGATGTGAAGGTACAGCATCTTAATGCTATTGAAGGTCCCACAGATAGTTCAACAATCAAAATTGGGGACTATGAAATTAAGCTCTAATCAAACTTGTTTACAACGGTAGCCAGAATGATTTATAATTGAATTACGTTGTAAATGGGAGTCAGTCATGATCATGCAGATTTTTGAGACTTCTAAGATTGGTGATTCTGGTCATCCAATTCGTCAGATGGTTGTGCAGTGTCATATCAGTGATATGAAAATGGCTCAAATGCTGAATGATCATGGAGGTAGTCAGGATTTGTCTTTGGTTTTGAAGTTGTTGCCTGATTTCATGTTGGACAACATCTTTAATATGACACATCATGTGGCGGTCTTCACGTTGAAAGAACCTAAACATGTTTGTGAAGTGTGCAGTGAAAGTACTTAACTTCGGAAATCATCATGTATCATACTTGGGTTTACAACGGTGTCCGCAAGACTGGCTATTTCAATGATCAAGGCTACTTGATCATCATCCGGAAAGAGCCAGCTGTAGGTCGTCTGTCAGTAGGTGTTTGATTTTCAACTTCTGGAGAATATCGTGAGCAAGATCCCTACCAATGCAATTCAACTCGGCGATGAAGATGGTACATATCGCCCGGCTTATCGTGGTCGTGTGAGTCATAACAATGGTTCTGGTCATGATGGCATGAGTGTGCAACAACGTCGTGAATGGAAGATCACGACCGAGTTCATCCAAGCCAATGCCTGGCGGCGCAAGTTCAAGGCTCACATGGCTGCCGTTCGTGAAGAGGTCAAGACCAAGGACGTGCAGTTTGCTGTCACGACCAAGGCCATCAAGCCGAAGGTTAGTTTCCGAGATTGGCGCATCGCACTTCGCAGTCGTGATGAGCAACGTGCTCGTATGCAGAAGAAGGCCGCCTTCGTGCCGCCCAAGACTACTGCAAATGTTTCAACGCCAATGTTGAAGAAGTAATTCTTTGCAGGCCGAAAGGCCTGTAATTCGGAGTCAGAATGAGTCGCACAATTATTGTAACTGTTCATCCGGGTGTTGGGCCTGGGGAATATACTGCCCAATTAAAGGGCGGCAATGCACATGTTCGTGCAGGGTCTCAAATTGTCGGGACTGAACAGTCAGTACTGAACTTTCATCATGATGATAAACTACTTGACGCGTTGCATGGTCAGTACTTAGATGTACGTGATTATGCTAAGGCGTATGCATTACAACTTGTGCATAAACACTTGCGTGATCGAGCTTGAAGTTTTGATTATTGGTCTTTGAGGCATAAGAGTATGCAGTATAGTGCGCATAACCCCGACCCTGCTAGGTTAGTGTGTCATTGTAAAGCTTATGCCTTTCCACATAGGATTGGGTCAGGTCCATGTGAAGCTACTTACAACACAGCTTATCGCACTGATCCAACTGATTACAGGGTTGAGTTTGACCCAATTTGCTCTGAGTGTGGTTTAGCGTCTGAATCTAAGGAGGTTAATGAGGGAATAGGCTGCTATGAGTTTTGGGGTGCACCCGGCGTGGATAATGACTGGGTGCGTATTAGTGAATGTTGTGGAGCCCCAATGGCTCCAAATTCTGCTGACACAGTAAAGGATATAAAATGATGAACACCAAATTTGAATTCCCTGAGTGGATGGGCGAGATTCCCCGGCAAAATGCTTTGTGGTGTGATAAAGAAGATGAGGTCTTGAAGAGAGGCTTTAAGATCAACAGGACTCTCAAAGACATTGCTGCAAAACATGGTCGGCATACCTCAGGTATTATCAATCGTTTGCGTAAGCTTTTCCCAGACCATGTCTTGTATGGACTACAAAAGGGTAGACTTGAAAGCCAGGGTATTTATTTCAAAGATGAATTGCCAGCATCAAGCATTGGCTATATCAGTATATTGTTTCAAGCTGAAATTCTGACTGCTGAAGAATTTACTCAGAATTTCCCTGATAGGGCCTTTAAGACTATCAATAATCCTCATATGAAGCAGGTTGTCAAAGTTAGTGTTTACGATAGTCAATATAGGATTAAAGAACGTCTTATGGAATTTGACAAAGAAATGCGTACCCAAAAAGAAGTAGTTCAGCACTTGAATAAAGATATTACAAGTGTTGGTGTGAAACTTCGAGCTCATGGTGAAGACATTGACCGAGTTACAAGCAACCTTGATCGCTTGTCAACTAATGTTGATGCACAGACAGCCCGACTTGATGCACAGACTCATACTCTTTACCAGATCAAAGAGAATCTGGATACTTTGTTGAAAGAATCTGATTACTGATGTAAACCTGAGGTTGTAGCAAATAAGGCTAACTGTGAAAGTTAGCCTTAATCATTATAACTTATGGATTAATTATGGCTAAGTCTTTTCCTGAATACAAGGAGCTTTCTGATGATGAATATCAAGCAATTATAAGAAGTAGAGGAGGTTGTAATTGTGCATATCTTGGATCTGTCGGAGGAGCTCCTTGTCATAATTGTACTGACACAATTACTGATGAGGAAATGGAAGATTATGGCACTATAATAGAAATTACAGCTGAACCTGAAATTCAACCTGAAATTGATGAGCCATTTTATAAGCATATTCATCAATTCATTAGGTATAAATCTAGCAGATTCAAGTTTTGTCTGAAGTGTGACAAAATCAAGACCTAATAATTTTGATTAGAAGTGTGTACTCCTGGCTACTTGTGTTGTATAATATTTATAGTGCAATATCGCACTATGTCAGGAGATTCAAATGTTTGGAACAATCACTATTGCAGACCTCACAATCCATTTTGGCATGATTGCAGCTAACAATGTGGTGGACATGACTGATCCATTGCCTGATGATGCCAAATTCAACGTGACAACAATGGACTGCATTGATGGTGAGACCCGTACTGCAGTCGTGGACGGCAACAAGTTTACCAAGGCGCTTGCATTGGCCTTGCTCTTTGATGGCAGGATCCCTGATACTGCTGATGAAGTCTTGGCCTTCTGGAAGGACGCTGAAGAAGCTGTGAAAGATCTGCATCGCATCATGCCGTAAGTAAACGGTGGCCTATATCATGGTGGTATAGGCCTAAACTTATTTTTGGAGTACATATGGCTGATTATATCGTATGCACTAGCCACGGCATTTGGGAGTGCCCTATGCAAGAGGCGGTGTTCTGGAACATGGTAAATGGCTGGTTTAGTTCACCTGAAAGGGTGGATCCAGTCGTGGTTATGGTCGTCAAGGTTCTTAACAAGTAAGGATCATCAAAATGAGTTGGGTTTGTTGCAACAATTGCTAAAGGCAATGCGTCAAAGATTCTGACCTCTGACGGTGGCGCTATTGATACTGGCCATCCTGGCGTAGCAGAGCGCATCGCCAATGAGATCAACCTCAGGACTGCCAGGATTTATGAACTGGAAGCTGAACTCACCAAGCTCAAAGAAGCTCACCATTTGGTTGATGAGTTCAAACGTGTCTATAAGATAACATGCAGCTAACTCCTGAACAACATCGTGAACTGCTTTCTGCTGCGGCGGTCAAACCTGATGAGGAGCTCATAACCCTAATTTCCCTGTATTACCAGTTGCCTATTCATGTTGCAAATAGGCTTGTGTTTATGGTCTCAAAGCTTAAGAAGTATGAAGCTTTGAAAGAATCTATCAAATCTTTACGTATTGGAATATAAATGAATGCATCTCAAGTCCTTAATCTGGCTGTGCTCATTAAGCAAATAGCTGAACTTCATGAAAGATCTTTCGATCATGATGCATCCAACCGTGCAATAGCGGAGTGCATTATCGACCGTACCAAGATGGTGGATCACAACGAATTCTACAAAATTTCTATCCGAGATGCTGTAAAACAAATTTGCCCTGCTTATTTGCAAGAGATGGTGACTCTTCTGATGGTGCACCATTGGAATGAGTCTACTAATTGGGCTGACCGATTCATCAGTGCTTGGACTTCGGGTAGTGATGTAGCCGTCTCGCTCATCAATGATCATATGAACCAACTCTTCAAGGATTAACCATGACCCCACGTCAACAAGAACTCTTCAATACTGCCAACAGTTTCTTTCAGGCAATTCCCGCCGAACATCGTCCTGAGATGGAACGCATGTATGAAGCCTTCAAGGCTCGCATGATGTATGAGTGCAGTACTGTGACGATCATTGGCCCGCACATGCATCGTGGCACGATCGTGACTCGCACTATTGATGAGCCTGATCAAATCAAATAAGTGTACATTTGTGATAGGGCGGTGTATAATAGCCTATAACGCAACCACCCTGCACTAATAACTAGGACTCTCATGGCTAAGCTCTCGAATATTCGGCGTGAAACAGATGAGTTGTATTACATCGTGGAAAGTCACATCAAGCAAGGAGCCTTCAAAACAGTCCAATCTTATCTAGCCAGTCTCACACGTTTGGAACTTGAGCTTTTGGCTGCATCATGTTTGGTGATCATTCATGATGTAGCCAATATGTCTACAACTGAAGCAACTTCTTAGAGGTAATCATGTCCAATGCTTCTTACATAAATCTCTGTGGAATGTATGTAGCTGCTTACAAAGAGATCAATAGGCTTGAAATCATTCAAGCTTCGTATGCTAAAGCACGTATTGTAAGTATGAAATCAATTGCTAAGATCGCTGAAAATGCTATTCTGAATCAATTGAGTTATGACATTCATATTGATACTATGGATGCTGATTCATCGTACATCGATATGATCCGTAAACGTGATGACTGGCTGCCTGTACATGTTTGTAACATGTTTGGACCTTATAAGTGGCTGGCCATCAACGTCACAACGGGCATCGTGGTGAACATCACAAGTGCAGATTTCAAAGTTTAATCATGAACTCAAATCAACTTCAAGAGGCTCTAGGTTATTTTAGCAGTAGGTTACCTAAATCTAAGGGGTCTACGCAAGATTATGTATTAGCATTAGGTCGGCCAGGATCTAGATTTAATGTTGACATACAAGATGTCTGTGCTGCGGCCCTGGTTCATATAACTGACTTAGAAGTCATTGCACAGGCTTTTAAGGAAGATAAGTCTTATGGGCCTACATTCTTCTCAATATGGGATCGATTAATCAAATCTGAACAAGATAACTCTACTCTGAAAGCCGAAATTGTCCGGTTGAAGAGTGTCATTGACCATTTGCATAAGAGAGTCTGAGGTCTAATTAGAGGTGTGTACTCCTGGCTACTTGTGTAGTATAATTATTACATGGTGCAATGTTGCACTTTATGGAGGCTCATTATGGCTTACAAGATCGATGCGGGTGGTCCCTACGGATCAATGATTGCCCTCTTCATTGCTCAACAGTTTCCGCGGTCAAACAATGACCAGGCTGAGTTGGTGGATCTCATCGAGGCTGCGTTGTACGGCACTAAGCAGACACGCTATGGTCCCAAGCCTGCGGCTGAATCGCAAGTTGCCATTCGTCAGAGCATCCGCCGCCGCGTGCAGCAGAATGCACCCATCCCGATCGTGGTACCGTGGGGCAGTGAAAAGCCGGACGGCTCATCTATTGACTTGGCCGAGTTCATGGCGATCAAGTCTCTCATGAACCTGAGCAACGGCATTCGGCAGCATTACAATCCTGGTACTGACATCCGCATTCGTGTGGAAGATGTCTCAGCCCCGCACCTGTTCCATTGGCGTGCAGATGAAGCACGTGCAGAAGCTGCCGCTTACACACGCGACATGGACGGGCTGGTGGAGGTGTTGGAAGCTCCATTGGCCATTGCAGCTGAGTCCTACGCCATCACTGAAGCCGAATTCAACTTCGCAGCAGATGCTCGGTTGGGCGACTTCATGAATGCCATGATGACCAAGGATATGTCAATCTTGGCCGACAAATGGGGTTGGAAGGGTAGTTTCAACTCCAAGATGGTGGACTTCTACATCGGCCAGTATCAGAAGCTGTATCCTGACAACAGCCACATGGACAATCGCATGCTGTTGGCCCGCTACTTGGCAGGTGCAAGTGCACGCAGTCAGTTGGGCTTGCGTGGTGACAAGAAGGAATGGGGTGGTGATTACCTCGAAGTTAGCTTCGTACCACCCATTCCAGGTACAGAGGGTCACTTTGGCAAGCGCGTGCACTATCGCACGATGCCCATGCTGTACACGAGTAGCCACATGCCCGCCTGGCGTGCCAAGGGTTATTTCCATGTCGGTGACGATGATGCACTGACTCCCAAGTTGGCTACCTTCCGCGATCCCAATGACTACATGTCCAACATGGTCACACTAAGCAATGGGAATCGGTCCGTGAATGTGCGCATGGACTGTGCGACCTAATTAGAAGCGTGTACTCCTGGTTACTTGTGCTGTATAATTATCACTTGTAACTAGGAGCCAATCATGGGTTTATATTTTGTGACTTGGAAAAACGGCGGCGTCTCTCGTGATGAGCGCCGTAATCAAGAGCAACAGGTCCACAATGCTAACCTGAATGCTCAGGGTTGTGTGTTATTCATACCCAGTCCAGATAACCCTGATCAAGGGATCGGCTGGTTTTTCACCGGCACATCGTTCGTGGCTTATCGGAAATACTCCAATGGCTGGGATATGTATGCTCTGACATATTTGCCAGTCGAACTCGTGGAAGCTCTGCACAAGCACATTCACAAAGGGATCTGATCATGACTGAGCAATTGGACACACCTGAACTCCCTCCATCGGACCTTATTTGCACGCCTCAAGAATGGGCTAATGCTTTCGAAGCAGGTAAGCAAGCTAGGCAACGTGGCGATGTATATAGGCCTCTCACAGGTAAATTCAAGAGCCCATGGATCGCTGGGTGGGATTCCACTACAACATTTTAACCAGTTCTCCGGACATCGCGCATTGCTCCAACTGCAGGTCTAACTAATTATGGCAAAAGCTCCTCCAAGAGTAGGCACGCATTACACACTTAGTCGGCATCTGCCTAAGCCTGAGGTGCCACTAATAAAGCCTTGCAGAGACTGTAAAGTGGTGAAGGCTAACACATTCAGCTTTTTTGGACAGAAGATATCCGGTAAGCGTGATAACTTTGTCACGACGGATGTGTGCAAGGCGTGTGTAGCAAAGAAGATTTCTGAAAAGCTTTTAGCAAAGAGTCTTGCAATGAGGAAAGCTGCTGAAGAATTCCAAATGGAAACATTGCGCAGGACTATGCAAAGCAAGTCTAAAACAGATCATATTGCAGATGAGGTGCCACTTGTTGCAGAAGGTGATGCCACGAAAACAGATTAGTAGATCTATTTTTCATTAAAAACCCGCGTGGAACCGTGAACTTAATGTGCACAATAGTGCTAGTCTGGTCTAAAATTGTCGTAGGTTGATCCAGGATTGTGTTACGATTAGTTACATTCCATTACGTTTTGTTACGAAAATATTCCCGGGACTCCCGGACGGTGCGTTGCTGTACACAATACTATGGACTTCGCGCGTCGTCCGGGACACATCGGCTCCCGGAGAGCGCATTTTACCGCTCCCGGACGGTGCTTTACACTCCACTTTACCCGCGCCGAGTAGTAAAAATTATACTCTTAAGTTATTAATTTATATAGCTATTTAGATTTTACCTTCCTTTTACTTTTAATATTTATAAAGAAAGAATAAATATTAAGGATTGTAATAGCCATATAACACATATAATAATAATAATAATAGAACTTCCGGTCGTATAAAAGTAGGTGACTGGTAGATTCAGTTTTATTATATAAATTAATAACTTAAGGTTAAAAAGTTCACCCTCACGGTGCGGTAAAACGAGGGTAAATCGGTATAAAATAAGGGTAAACCATATTAAAATAGCACAAAGAGGTCCCTCGAGGCTTAAAATTCGTGCAATTGTGCGATGTCCGATGCACTTAACTTCAATTTTATTAGGAAAATGCACAATTTAATGACTCAAACCCTGATCGAAACTATGAGCTCATTTTTCCGGAACGTCCGGGAGCCGGGGAGCGTTTACGGCTCCCGGATTCCCGGACGATGAACCAACCGTCTTAAACTGCGACTAAATTTACGATCCCATACGAGTTAAATTTACGAACTTTAGTACACAATAAGGTACGTCCGGGAGATTATAAGTGTGGTAGGTCAGTCCCGGACGGCCCTCCAATAGGAATATATATATACCGGCTCCCGGACGGAGCGGCACTATTTATTCGTGAATGGGAGCGTTTACAACGGCTGCCAGAATGGTATATAATTGTTTTGAGCGTTAAATATGGCGCTCTCAACTACCAGGAGCCGACCATGAATATGAAAGAACTCGAGCAACTGTATCTGAAGGATCATGCAGAGATCAATGCACTTCGAGCATTGGGCGAAGAACATGCAAACTTAATCAGGGAGTTCAAAGGCCAGATAACAGAACAGATCAATGAAATTGGAGGCCTGAAGAATCAACTGGCCGCTGCAATTGGCCATGCCAATAAATCGCTTGAATTGGCTCTGCATCAAGGCCACATCATTACTGCTATGCAAGATGGTTTTAAGGTCCACGATCACTGGATCGCTGAGCTTCGTACCATCACGCATCAAATGCGTGAAGATACTGACATGATGACATTGGATATCGATGACTTCGGGTTCGATTTTGCGACCTACGTGTCGCAGGAATTTGCTGGAATTGTTGCTAAGGTCGAAGCCCTTGAAGAGAAGGTCGGATCACGCAACAAATCTGCTGCTGTGAAGCGCAACATGACCGATGACGATGCACGACGTGTCCTGACCGGCGATCAGAAGGACGTGAATCACAAGGACGCTGGTTCGAACATCGGCCTGACGTACGCCCAGGTGTACTCTTGCCGCCTGGAGTTCACATTCAAGCATGTACACAAAGAATTGCGTGACAAAGGTTGGAAGAATGCTTGGAAACAGTAATGCAAGGGCGAAAGCCCTTTTATTTTGATAGTAAATCCCAGCAGGCTGACGGGCGCAGGCTGACGGGCGGGGACCTTCGGGGGCTGACGCAGGCTGACGGGCGCGGGGTCCAGCAGGTAGGTCCTCTGGGGTGGGGGCGCGAAACGCCGGGCGGGTTCCCCCCGCCCCGGTCGAACTCTCCACGGATGCTACCCATAGATCCCTCTATGGATGCTACCCATAGATCCCTCTATGGATGCACTCCATACAGAGCACATCCATAGAGCCTCATGTCTGAGGCCCCCTCTGGAGACTAGTGTTTCTTGTTGTAACGATGCACGAGGACCATGATGAGGATGAGGATCACGAAATCTCCTTGGAGTGAATGAGATAGAGGGCTCTCGCCCTCTATGGATTTACTTCACCCAGGGATTGGCGATGCCCTTGGCCTTCATCTCCTTGTGGATGTGCTTGAAAGTGAATTCAAGGCGACATGAATACACTTGGCCGTAGGACAGGCCAAGCTTGGCGGCGGCATCCTTGTGCTTGGTCTTGGCCTCGGCCCCAGTCAAGATGTTACGAGCATCATCATCTGTCATTTCCCGAGTGGCATCATTCCGCTTGGGTTGGACCGCCGTTTCAAGTTTCTTGAGGGCTTCCTCCTGGATTTGAAACTTGGTTTCGAAAGCCTTGAGGAGCTCTTGCTGCTGGAGGATCAGGGCGGTGAGTTCTTGGGTGGACAGCTTTTGGACGGTAGATTGGTCAGACATGATATGCTCCAAAGTGGATGAGTGGTTCAATGGGACAGGATGCCGAAGAACATGAACCATTGTTCATCGGTCAGGGTGAGGAGGGAGATTTCCATTTTGTATTCCTTGGGTGGGTTGGTATGTAGTAATTATACAGTCAGAATGTGTATACAAGTTGCTTTACAATGTAAAGAATTGTAACTGACTTGGAATTCTGAGTGTGGAGGGGTTGCATGCTGGTATTATACAGTCAGAATCTGTATACAAATCAGTTTACAATGTAATGAGATGTAATAGGAATTAGTTACATATTGTTAATGATTATTACACAATGTTACACTTATTGGTTACAATGTATTACATACTATTACATATAGATACAGTTTATTACATATGATTACATAGTATTACATACTATTACATCTATTACATATAGATACATCTATTACATGTATTTCAGTTACAATGTATTACATATTATTACATATTATTACATTCTAATACAATTAATTACATATTATTACATATTAGTTACAAATGATTACATTCTATTACACATTATTACACTTAGTTACACTTAAAGGTTACAAAGATTTACATTTGGTTACAATTAGTTACAAGGGGCCCTGAATCCTGCTGGGCTCGAGGCCCTGATCACCAGGTATTTTGAACAGATATCAAGTAAAACAGTGTTTAACACAACGCTCGATGTTCGAGGCACTATGTTCTATGTCCGAGGTACTTAGTACGATATCCAAGGTACCTAGTACGAAGTGCAACGGACTACGTGTGAAGTACTTCATATGATGTCCTTAAAATACTTTTACAATATTTTGATGAACCCTGGATCAATTCATAACTAATTATGATCAAAACATTGTACAAATACGTTAACAGGTGGTAAAATATTTATAGTAGGAAATTGTATGAACAGACTCACATCCATCGTCAAGATTCGATCAGCTTCTGAACAAGCCTTGGCTTTAGTTCAGAGAGAATTTCCTGACTACCATCCACTAGTGTCATTGGCAAGACTTGCTCATAAAGAAGAAGTCATCAATGATCCACGATTAGAAATAGAAGTCCATAAGTGTATTCTGCCTTATGTTGCTCCAAAACTCTCATCTGTCGAAGTAAAAGAAGAAGCATCCGAAGATAGAAGAGTCATTGTCAGTTTGTTTGAACCAATGGCATTGGACAACGGTAATGTCGTTGATGTGCAAATACCACTGATATCAGAAGAATCTGATATCTATAAATTAGACTAATTGCTGACGAATCAACTTTGAAGGAATCACCATGACTGCAATCATTCGCTCTCTCATCCCACTGGAACAAACCCTGGATTCAGTGGCATTGCCTGCTTGGGGCACACAAACTCGTGCAGCGTCCACTGCTGCATTAGTTGCCGCCGTGGCAGCCAAGACCATTCAGATGGACATTGTTGCTGATACAGGATCTGTTGATGCGGCAGCTGAAACGGTATATGTGTATACACCGTTGACCGGTGTGACACAGGCCATTCCCGAAGATGCGGAGGTTGTGCACGTGGTGCCTGCAGGTACGATCGCAGCTCTCACGCTGACCATGCCTGTTGCACCGTACGACGGTCAAGAGGTTGTGATCACCTTCGATCAAATCGTGACGTCATTGACTCTGACAGCCACGCCGAATACCATCAAAGGCGCGCTCACTGCCGGCACTGCTCAGGGCTTCGGGCGTTGGAGATATCGCACCGCAAATACGACTTGGTACCGCGTCGGTTAATGTGTGATAGAGGGTAGCTCATAAGGCTACCCTCGCTGCTTTGGAGAATCGTATGACAGTTATTGTCACATCATTAGTCAATTACGCACAGTCAATAACCATTGAAGGTTTTAATGAGCTCGAATTAGGCCCATATAAGACAATGGAATTTGACGAAGTATTTGCTGCGCTTACGACATTGCAAAATGAGCGTAAGATTTCGTTATCTGAATATATTGATAACCATAAGCTTGATGGAAATGAAACTCTGTTAAGAGTTTATCTAGGTGAAACAGATCCATTAACGATGGTGATCCCTGATAATGTGGAGATCGTGGTATTCCTGGAATCAAGTATCGATAATCTGACTATCACACTGCCAGCGAATCCGCGGGATAAGCAGAAACTGACGTTGTCATTCTGCGCATCAGTCAATGATGTAGCATATACTGCTGGACCGAATATCATTCAGCCTATCACCAATGGGTCAAGTGGTACAGCTCGAACTTTCATGTGGTTAGCGCGTGATGCAACATGGATACCACTCAGTTGAAAGAGTAACATGGATCAAATTGTTTCTCAAATAGCTACCACTGGTAACTTAGCAGTACTTGTGTTAATGGTAGTTTGCGGAGGTCTTTATAAGATGCTCCGTGAAGAAAGAGTTTTAGAGAGACAATCCAGACGAGAGGATGTGCAACATTGCGTAGAAGCAACTAATCGACAAACCGAAGCTGTAATAGAACTTACAAAGGCTTTAACTGAGTTACGTCTAGATGCTGCGAAGAAGTGATCCCATGTTTCAGAAGATACTGAAGCTGTTAACTCCAAGCTGTGATCAGCTGCTTACATATAAAGTCGTGCAATCTGATTACAATAGTCGTGAAGCTCATACCAGACTCATGTCAGAGTTAAATAAGTGGAAGCAGAATGAGTGTGGTGTGAAAGTCATTGATGTGAAACCCTATGGCAGTAGAGTTCAAGCTTTATAAGAAACAGCAACGCGCTTTAATGTCGCTGGCCCAAGAAATATTATACGGCGGGGCGGCTGGTTCTGGTAAAAGCTACATGATGCGTGTACTAGCAATAGTATTATGCATGGAGATTCCTCATATAAAGATATTTCTGTTTCGGAGAATGTATAAAGAATTATACATTAATCATGTATTTTCTCCAGATGGCTTTTTAGTAATGTTAAAGCCATTCATAGATAGAAAAGAAGTTGTCTTTAATAAGTCTGATGGCGTATTCAATTTCTATAATGGGGCCCAGATTTATTTGTGCCATGCTCAACACGAAGCAGATATTAACGGTTATCTAGGTGCAGAAATCCATTGTCTGTTGATTGATGAAGCTACTCAATTTACAGAGAAGATGATTCGATTCATTAGAACACGTGTACGTTTAGGTGGCTTGAATATACCAGATCGTTGGAAGAAGTTACTTCCAAAAATAATTTATGGGACTAATCCTGGTGGGATTAGCCACTCATATTTCAAAAAAGGTTTTGTATCACATGGCGAAGGTCATGTGTATAAAGCTCCACCTCAAGATGGCGGTATGACGAGAGAATTCATACCAGCTAAATCCAATGAAAATGTAGTGATGTTGCGTAATGACCCTAACTACGGCGAACGTATTATGGGTCTGGGCGATGATCGATTAGCTCAGGCTTACCTCGACGGTAACTGGGATTTAGAAGAGGGTAATGCCTTTAGTGATTTGTGGGATGCAAATGTACATGTGGTGCAGTCTATTGAGGTGCCACGCACTTGGAAAATAGATAGATCTCACGATTATGGTTACTCTGCTCCAGCAGGCACATTGTGGTGGGCTGAGAGCGATGGTACGTATTGTGTACTGAATAACAAGCGAATGATTGTGCCAAGGAAATCACTAATACTGATTTCTGAGCAGTATTTAGCCGATAAAGAAGATAAAGGTCTAAAACTGTTACCTAATGAAATAGGTAAACGTATCAGCGATCATGAAGATATGAATGGATTAAAGGGTCGCATTGCTACAGGACCCGCTGATCCATCAATATTCAATAAAGATAGAGGCATGCGTAGTATTCATGATGAATACATAAAATATGGCAGTAGATTTTCGAAGGGCGATAATAGACCAGGTAGCAGAGAGCGTAGTTTTGTGCTATTTAGGCAGATGCTTAAAGCTGCAGTAGTACGTAATATTGAGCAACCATGGTTATTAGTAACTAGAGGGTGTGTCAATATGATTTCACAGATACCAGAATTACCAATTAGCCCTGAAAATCCTCAAGATGTATATACTGGGGCAAATGACCACCTGTATGATGCAGGTCGTTATAGAGTATTAAAGAGTCAGTTGGTTGCAGGCACGCAAGAAGTAAGCGGTACTTAAGGAGCCGATATGTCATTGCAATTAGTTCTCAATAGAATCGACTGTAATGATTTCATGACTATAGGCGAAATCTATATAGATGGCAAATTCCAGTGTTTTACTTGTGAAGATGTTGTAA